AGAGGAACACGGGGAACCGGAAACAACATTCTGCAAAAGTCTTTTCCGGGCATGGAACTACAGTTAGTCGGGGCAAATGCACCGGCGGGCCTTCGGTCCATGTCTGCTAAGTACGTCTATGCTGATGAGCTTGACGGTTGGACGCTCGACAACGGAGAAGGGGATCCATTGGGCGCAATTAAAAAGAGATTGACGACTTTCCCGAAGTCCAAACTTTTTTTGACAAGTACACCGGTTGATAAAGAAACAAGCCGGATTGAACCGGCCTACGAAAGAACCGACAAAAGAATGTTGTATGTCCCTTGTCCATATTGCGAACGAATGCAAACGCTAAGATGGGCGAATCTGAAATTTGAAAAAGACGAAGAAAACTTCTTAATCGGCGATGTCCGGTACCGGTGCGAGCAATGCGGGGAATTGATTGACGAGTACCACAAAACAAAAATGCTTTCTCAATACGAATGGATAGCAGACAGGCCAGACAGGATTAATCGGCCGGGCTTCAGATTAAACGGTTTATATAGTCCTATCGGGTGGGCCTCTTGGAATGGAATAGTAGAAGAATTTTTAGAAGCGCACCGGGAGCGCGACAAGGCGAAGCTTAAGCTTTGGACTAACACAGTATTAGCAGAAACATGGGAAGACGAAGAGGCGGAAGAAATTGACGACGATTCTCTATACGGACGGCGTGAAGATTACGGTCCTGAAATTCCCTATGAAGTCGGTTTTTTGACTGCGAGTGTAGACGCACAATCGGGCAAGAACAGGCGGCTAGAATGCGAGGTCATAGGATGGGGCAGGTTAGAAGAATCATGGAGCATAGACTATCAGATTTTTGACGGGGATCCGGCAAAGCCGGAAGTATGGGAAGAATTAGACGAGTACTTGAAAACTAAGTTTATACACAAAGGCGGAACGGCTATCGGGATCGGCTGTACTTGTATCGACACCGGCGGACATTACACGAATGAAACTTACAAATTTGTAAGGGGCAAACGAAACCGGAAAGTTTACGGAATAAAGGGAAGTAGCATACCGGGAAAACCGATAGTGACAGCGCCGGGAAAAAATTCAAAGGCTTCGGTTGCGTTGTATATGGTAGGGACGGACACGGCAAAAGAATCTATTTTTCATAGGCTAGAAATTGACGAGCCGGGGCCGGGCTATTGTCATTTTCCCAAAGGCTATGATCAAGAATATTTCAAGCAGTTGACAAGTGAAAAATCAGTATTGAGAAAAGGTGTAAAAGTCTGGATAAAAAAGTCAGAAGGGCGAAGCAACGAAGCGCTAGATTTACGGGTTTATAATCTGGCGGCGCTTGCGATAGCCGCACCGCCACTGGAAAAACTTTGTGAGATTTATCAGGCCGGAGAAACGCCGGTTTTTAGAAAGAAGAAACGCAGAAAACAAAGGGCTTGAAATATGGCAGGAATCACACAAGCACAAGCAGATGCGCAACTAGTCCAATGGTTAGCCGCACTCGATAAATTATCAACAGGAGGACAGTCCTATTCTATCGGCGGGCGCTCACTAACACGGGCGGATTTATCAGCAGTTCAGGACCAGGTAGAATTTTGGGATAAACAAGTGCGGAAGTTAAGTAGGGGCGGTATTAAAATCAGACTTGGAAGGCCGAATTGATGAGAGAGAAAATAAAGAAGTCTGTCAAAGATAATTTATCAGAAAAATACAACGTTAATTTTCTTGATAGAGCAATCAATTTTTTAAGTCCTACCAGGGGTGCGGAAAGATTGAAAGGCCGGATACAAACGGCAGTTGCAACGGGCGGCTATAACGGCGGCTCAATTTCCCGGCGGCAAACAAAATCCTGGACACCGACAACGCGAGATGCCGACAGCGAAACACGGTACGACAGAAAGACAATAATAAATAGAAGTCGGGATGCGTTGATCAATAATGCAATGGGCGGCGCAGCGATCAACACACTGACTCTTGATACTATTGGCCCAGGATTGAAATTACAGGCTCAGATTGACTCAGACTACTTAGGCATGACGGAAGACGAAGCCGATGTTTGGGAAACAAAAGCCGAGCGTGAGTTTAATTTATTTGCAGATTCAAAAGACTGCGATTTGTCGAGGATGCAAAACTTTTCGGACATGCAAGATTTAGTATATCGTTCGGCACGTTCAAGCGGAGACGTTTTTATTTTGTTGCCAACAGTGAAGCGGCGCGGGGTTCCATTCGATTTAAAATTACAGGTTATTGAAGCCGACAGAATCAACAACGCCGGCGGACAAGCAGACAGCGCGAACTTAACAAGTGGAATTGAAAAAGATAAGTTCGGGGCACCGGTTAGAGTACACATACAAAAAACTCATCCGGGGGCGCTAGTTGTCAAAAGTGAATGGGATAAAGTAGAAATATACGGGCAGAAATCCGGGCGGTTAAACGTGATTCATTTACTTGATATTGATCGGCCGGGGCAAAGTCGGGGGGTTCCATTTCTTGCACCGGTTTTGGAACTATTAAAACAGCTTTCCGATTTGACGGAAGCCGAACTTTCAGCGGCGGTTATTACTTCAATGTTGACGGTTTTTGTAAAATCGGAAACCGGGGAAAGCACGTTTTTAGGTACGGAGGAAAACGGTGATTCAGAAACGACAGACGAAGAATATAGATTAGGAAACGGTTCAATAGTCGAGCTTAATGAAGACGAAGACATATCTATAGTCGATCCTAAGCGCCCTAATGCGGCCTTTGATCCTTTTTTCCAGGCAATCGTTAGACAAATCGGGGCGCGGCTCGGTATCCCGTTTGAACGGCTTGTAATACATTTTACGTCAAGCTATTCGGCAAGCCGGGGCGCACTTTTGCAACTTTGGAAACTAATAGAAAAAGAACGGGCTTGGTTTGCAAGAAATTTTTGCGACTTGGTTTATCATGCAGTTTTAGACGAAGCGATATCAAAAGGAAGGATTGACGCACCGGGATATTTTGCGAATCCGCTAATCAAAAAAGCATATCGGGGCGCGGCGTGGAATGGACCAACTAGAGGCCAAATTGATCCCTTAAAAGAGGTTAATGCGGCAAATAAAAGAATCGAATTGTGTATTTCAAGCAGGACACAAGAAACCGCCGAATACAGCGGACGCGACTGGACAAACGTTCAAAGGAAACTGGCAAAAGAAACGGAAATTTTACGGGAAAACGGATTGTATGAAGAACTAACAGAACAACCGGCAAAAACTCAACTAGATGAAACTCAAATCTTGAAAGATAAAATTGAAGAACTTGAAGAAAAGGAAAACGAATGACGCTTTTAGATGTTCTTTCCGCACCGTGGGTTTTACCACAGGCGAAGCTTGACGAAATCAGAGACGTATATTTAACGCATTTACGCGGGGAGAAAATCGACATTAGAAAAATTGAAGCGCAGATCGGCGGACCGCTAAGCAATGAGCATCCGGAAGTGGAAGTTTTTAACGGCGTTGCGGTTGTGTCAATGCATGGCGTTATGGCAAAACGTGCAAATCTATTTACTAAAGTGTCGGGTGGTGTCAGTACAGAAATTGTCGGCAAAGAATTAAGGGCGGCGGCAAATGACAATTCAGTAAAGGCGATTATTCTTGATGTCGATAGTCCAGGCGGTGAAGTGGACGGCATAAAAGGAATTTGCCGAATCATAAGAGAAATTGCAACGGTTAAGCCGATACACTCTTTTAGCGACGGTTCAATGACATCAGGCGCTCAGTGGGTGGCGGCTTCATGCATCAATTCTTGGATTGAATCGCCAACTGTTTATTGTGGGTCTGTAGGCGTTGTGACTACTCATATTGATATATCAGAACAAGAAAAAAGACACGGCGTTAAAACTACAGAGATATCCGCCGGCAGATTGAAACGGGCTGCTAGTTCTTATGAGCCGCTATCCGTAGACGGAAAAGAAAGCATTGAATCAGTTTTAAACGCGATTCATAAAGTATTTATTGAAGACATAAGCGAGTTTAGGGGCTTAGATCCTTTATTGGTTCGGCATACTATCGCGGACGGGCGTTTGATACTCGGTAAAGAATCTATCCAGTTAGGGTTGGTTAACGGCTATAAGTCATTAAATCAGGTAATTAGGGATCTTGCGGACGGTGTGAAGTCAGAACCCAATTTCAAACAAAAAGAGGTAATCGAAATGAAAAATCTAACGATTGAGAAGTTACAAAAAGAAAACCCGGAAGTTTACGAGCAAGCCGTTAAAATCGGCGTTGCAAGTGTCGCGGCTATGGACGGCGAAAAATATGCGGAAGGTTTTGAAACGGGAAAAGCGGAAGGCGTGATTGAAGGACGCGACAACGAAACTTCACGAATCAAAGCAATTGAAGAAAGTGCGATAGCAGGACATGATGAGTTGATCGCAGAAATGAAATTTGACGGTGAAACGAGCGCAGACGCGGCCGCCGGTAAAATCTTGAAAGCAGAAAAAGTGAAGCGGGAATCAATCAGCGCAGACATTGAATCGGACGCAAACCAGATTGACGTACCGGCGGCAGACGCACCGGAACACGTAGAAACGCCGGTTGAAAAGTTGCCATTTGCGGATCAAGTAGAGGCGAAGTGGAAAGCTTCGGAAAAAGTCCGTGATGAGTTCAGAACTTTCGGTGTTTACAAGTCTTTTTGTGAAAAGAAAAAAGCAATTATCGAATAATCAGAAATCAATTTTTTAACAATCAATTTTTAAGGGTATAAAATGACAACTAAAAGCCAGGACGGACAATTGACACTTGGACTCGGTGACATGAACGATATTCCTGTCATTTCTTCAGAAATTATTTATAAAACTTCGGCAGTCGGATCCGTTTTAGCAAGCGGACACGCGCGACCATTAACAACCAGCGACCGTTTCGAGGGATTCTGTATCGAGAAGGCGGACAACAGCACAGGATCGGCAGCCGATATTAATTGCAGAATCCAGCGCAAGGGCCAGATTAAACTGTCTGTTACAGGCGCAGTTATAACCGACATCGGGCGGCCGGTTTACGCTTCAGATGACAATACTTTTGCTCTTGCGGGAATCGGTGTTTATATCGGACGTGTTACGCGGTTCATCAGTGCCGGTGTTTGTATGGTAAGTTTTGACGCTGATCGGGGTGAAGAGATAGTAACGGTAGCGTTTAGTTTGTTGCTGGCCGGCATTTCCGATGGGGACGTTATAACGACTTTTACACCGGGTTTTAACGGCCGTGTTAAATCCATGGATTTCATTACTTCGGCACCGGTCACAACCGGATCCAAGCTTTCAACGCTTAACGCGGAAATCGGGACAACCGACATAACCGGCGGTGAAGTTGCGCTCACATCGGCAGCTTGCACACCACTTGGAGCCATCGTAGCAGGGGCAGCAATCACGGCCGGCGCAGGGTTTGACAGAAACGACACAATCAGTATTGAAGCGAGTTCAACCACTACTTTCATAGAAGGAAGCGGGACAATTCTTCTAACACTCGGTAAATAAAAAGTGTAAATAAACGGTGCCGGCTTTTCGGCTTCTAAACTATGATTTCATAGGGCGGTGAATCCCGGAAATTTATAAAAACTCATAAGGGAAATTATGCAACGTCTTACAAGTAGAGCAATTCAAGGGATGTTCTTTGAACGTCTTACTCAAGTAGTTGGCGCGGAATGGGTTGACGCGATTTCTAGGCTATATCAGTCAGATCAAGACAGCGAGGATTATGTTTTTAGCGGTCACAGTCCTACGCTTCGTGAATGGACAGGCGAACGGCAAGCGAAAGAGCTTGTTATTGACGAGTTCAATATAAAAAACAAAATGTTCGAAGCCACGTTAGTTATTTTGAAAAAGTGGATTGATTACGATAAAACCGGGCACATTGAAGATCGGATCAACGAAATGGTGATGCGAGTTGCGGCACATTGGGACAAGCTTCTTTCAGAACTGATCATAACCGGAGAATCGGCAACTTGCTATGATGGGCAGTTCTTTTTTGACACCGATCATGCAGATTCAGGATCTAATCAGTCTAATGACATTGGAATTGATATATCGGCACTCCCGGTTAACCAAAACGGATCAACAACCGCACCATCGCCCGAAGAAATGGAACAGTGCATACTACAAGGAATTGCTCAGATCGGCTCATTTGTTGATGCAGACTCAGAACCAGTTAACGAAAATTTATCTAAATTTTTGGTTATGGTTCCGACTACTTTGAAAAACGCGGCAGATGCGGCCGTAACTAATCCGGTTTTGACAAGTGGAAAAACTAACACTATTGCTAACGGTGATTTCGAAGTAAAAGTTGTAGCAAATCAGCGTTTAAATTCTACCTGGACAGCAGCTTTTCCTATCTTTGCAACCGAAGGCGGACAATCCCCATTAGTTCGACAGTTGCGGCAAGACAATATCCCGGACATGCAAGCGGAAGGATCAGCGGAAGAATTTAATAATCGACGTTGGCTTTTCGGCGTTACCCGCGAATGTAACGTGGGGTTTGGAGACTGGAAAAAGGCTTGTTTGGTAACAATGACTTAACTGAAAAGGCCGGCGTTTATATAAGCCGGCTTCCATATCTCAAAGGACAAATGGAAAATACAAAGTTCAAAAAATATCGGTGTGAATGTTTCGAAGGACATATTATATCGGGACTTTTGCAACTCGATGCAGATCAGGCAAGGCGGCGGAAAAGTCAACTAAAAATTATCAACAAACGAGACGGTGTTTTCGAGGTTGTTAAGCCGCCGGTGAGATTCAAGTGCGGTTCGATTTTTGGGTATTCCAGAAACTTGAAAGGTGATAAAAACTTTGTTTGTATCGACGACATGAAGCCGGAACCGGCGAAAGACGAACCACCGAAAAAGTTGAATTTTGACTTTGAGCCGAAGCAAAAGAGCAAACCGCCGAAGGCCCAAAAAAAAGCAAAGATAAAACGGTAAAGTAGTTATGACTGTAAGCGCAGATCTTTTAACAGATTTATCGGTATTTTTGGACTCTGATGAATTTGGCGTTGCGGCTACTTTTACGCCCTCTGGTGGATCAGCATCTAGTATCGTTGTTATACAAGACAAGGAATATATTGAAATCGACGGTTTTAATTCTTCTTTGAGTAGTACAAAACCGGTAGCGCTTGCAGTGGCTTCAGACGTTACAGGGTACGCAAAAGGTGATTCATTAGTGATCGGTGCTATTACTTATGAAGTAACCGGCGGCGAACCTGACGGCACCGGGCTTGTGTTACTACGACTGGAGGAGCAATGAACCGAGACGATATTTTCTTAGGTGAGTATCTAGAAGAGTACGAGGGGTTCTATAGTGGGCGAACCGCCGTTATTTTAGCAAGCGGTTCAACAGCACCGGAAGACTTTAGACGGACACCGAGACGCGGCGTGTTATTCGGAATAAATACCGGGGCGTTAATTATCCCTAATTTGGATTTTATTTATTATTTAGACGGACGTATAGAAGATATTGTTCGAACACATCCGGCTAAGAAAATTGGAAAAAATAAGAAGTTCGAAGATCACATTTACGCGGGGATAATCCCGCAAATGGGAAACAGCGGAAAAGAGTGTATTTTCGCGGCCGATTTCATGGGTTTTGATTCGATTTATGTTTGTGGTATGGATGGCTTTTCGGGAAAAAGAGAGTATTGGCATTCAAGCACAAAAGAAAATTTTAGGCACGTTGATAACAACTATGTTCAACATCTGGAAAGTTTCAGGAACATGAAAACATTTTTGAAACGTCCGGAAAACATAAAGTTCTTTAACGAAGATTTACGAAAGATTTATCAATAATGGCTCATTTACGCGAACAAATCAGAGAGCAAATTGTTTCGACAATAACAGGCCTTGCAAGCGGCGCGACTGTTTACAAAGGCCGTGTTTATCCGATGGAACAAGCGGATTTGCCGGCGCTGTTAGTTTACGACACCGGCGAAAGCCAAGATTTAGAAACACGGACGATGGGATCCGGTAGAAAGACTTTTAGAAATTTGAATATAGTTATTGAAATTCAAGTTCAAGGAACGAGCAACGCGGTTGATGATTCAGCAGACACTATTTGCGCGGAAGTCGAAACGGCTTTGCATACAGACTACACAGTAGGCGGTTTAGCGTATGATAGTTATTTAACGTCAACTAGCAAAAAAGGAGACGGCACAGGAAATAAGTATATCGTTATAGCGGAAATGAATTTTGAAATAACTTATCGAACAACGGAGTTAGATCCAACAGCGAAAGCGTAAATTTTAATTAACGTTTTTCATCTGATACATGGAAACAGTTTTTAACTACAGGGGGCGCTATGCCGGTTATGTATAAATTAGGTTGTCAGCCTATCGACTTCCACGAAAGCAACTACGAGCAACAGTATAGAAATGGCTGGACTTTAGAGCCACCGGAAGTGGCAAAGGGAAAACGGAGGAAAAAAATTGAAGTAACGGAAGAAAATGTTTTGAAAACTTTAGAAAAGGAAGGTTAATCATGAGTACACACAAAGCCAGTACTGGCCTAATGAAGATAGGTTCCGATATTTTGGGAGAGTTAACTGATATGTCTATCGAACAATCGGCGGACATGATTGAAAGCACTCAAATGAGCGACTCAACGAAAAGTTTTGTTTCAGGACAAACAAGTTGGACATGTTCTGCTACTTGCCATTGGGACGAAGGTGATACAGCGCAGGAGGCCCTGACAGTGGGGGCTTCGATAACAATTAATTTCTATCCGGAGGGGGCTACTACGGGCGATATTTACGGCACCGGTGCGGGTTTGGTATCGTCTGTTGGCGTTGCATCGACTAAGAACGGGATTGTTTCGAGAACTTTTTCGATGCAAGGAACGGCCGGCGTAACATGGGCGGCGATAACTTAATAATTTTTGACGAGTTAAAGCGGGGTTTAAATCATGAGTGTACATAAAAGTTCAGAAGGATCAATCAGCGTGGGTGCAAATACCGTCGCTGAAACTACCGACATGTCCCTGGAACAAACGGCGGACATGATTGAAGATACGCAAATGAGCGACTCAACAAAAAGTTTTGTTTCAGGACAAACGTCATGGAGTGGATCCCTGACAGCACATTGGGATGAGACGGACACAAACGGCCAAGAATCGCTAACAATCGGTGCGTCAGCAGTAATTAACTTTGAACCGGAGGGGAAAGCTACCGGAGACACCTATGCGACAGGGACAGCGTTAGTGTCGTCGGTTGGCGTTGCATCGACTAAGAACGGGATTGTTTCGAGAACAGTCAGTTTTCAAGGTACAGGTGCGTTGACTTGG